CCTGATTTATTGTAGTGAGGTGGGTGATTAACCATATCACTTTTATTTTTTCCTGATAAATACTTAATTTGATTTTCTTCTTCTTTCTTCATAACTTTCTCTGCCATGCTCCTCATGTATTCTAAATGCCTCATTTTCTTTTGCCTTCATTATCAAATGATACTACTATAACATTATCATGCTTGTCAATTATCTTTGGCTTCTCTTTTATTCTTTCCATCTCATCCTGCTGCCTTAAATAGTCCACAGCTTTTATTCTTAAACTTTCATCCTTTTCCATCATGGGAATACTAGCACATATTATTCTACAAAACTCTAACACCCCATAATAGTCATCATCATTCAGAGGGTTTTCTTTAGAGGACACCACAGATACATCAACTTCTCCTGTCCATCTTTTAGCAGGATTTAACATAGGTTTTACTTGTATAATAAAATCTTCAGGATTTATACTATCTAGTGTAGCCATATCATCTTTCATTTCTAATATCTAATATTGCAGGATAATTCTTTTTACCCTTTTCTCTTATCCAACTAATAGGTATAGTTTTGTCGCTAAACATAAAACCATACTCATTGCACCAATCAGCAAGAGTTGTCTTACTACCTTTGTATATTTTGGAATTACTATTGCTAAAAACAAATCTAATATCTAAATCAGGGAACTGTTTCTTGATGGCTATTGCCCGGACTCTTTCTCTGGGTAAAAATCTACCTTTGGCTTCTATAATTATTCCGTTTCTTAAAATGAAATCAGGGGTGTAGGAACGATACATTATCTCTTCCCACCTTATTTTTAGAGTTTCGTATTCAAACTTTGCTCTTCTTTTCTTTAAGTCTTTTACTATACTATGTTCTAAACTACCCCTGTATCCCTTTTCTAGTTGTGCTCTGCCAAACACTAAGTTAGGTCTCTCCAATACCAATTAAAATGTGTAGCAGTTGAAGGGTATCCAAGAGCTTTCATCTCTTCTTTTACTGCTTCGTCTGCTAACTTCTTAGCTTCCATAGCATCTCTCAAACCCTTTGTTCTCATTTCACGATAGGCTTTCTTGGCTTCAGCTAACTGCTTCTCCATCTGCTCTATCTCTAATTTTAAATCTTCTATCTTTTTATCCACTATATACTCCATATCTTTTTAGCTTCTTTTTTCATAGCATCTGACCATTCCCACTTATCAAAGTTAGGGTACTCAAAAGAAGCCAACTCATGCTTGTCATCACTAAGAGACAAGAATCTTTGTATTGTAAAAGCAAGATTTTTTATTTGCTTTTTATACTTAGTTAAATTACTAAGTGTAAATATCTTATGCTGCTTTGAACTAGCAAAAAATAAATCTACACTCTTTTTAGGATATGCCATAGAATACAAAGCCATCTGTCTTTTCTGTGCTTCAGTAGGATTAGAGGGCATTCTATTTGTAGTTTTTAAATCTACTATCTTGTCCTTAAACAAGAAATCAACATAACCTATCACAGGCACAGGCAAGTCTTCAATGTTAACTTCAACTTTCTCTTGATATGTTTCAAGATTATCATATTTAAAGTTAGCATCGAGGACACTGCCAAACCCTTGAAGAGCATCCCTCTCTTTTAAAGTTTTGCTAT